CTCTTCACCCGCCGTATTCGTCCACGTGATGGCGACATAATACGCACCGCTGGCCAGTCCGCCGGCGGCTGCCTGCACCACCGGCGTACACGCCTGCTGCATCGGGTCCGTGATAATCCCCAGCCCGGCCAGGATCGCCTGGTTGTACGCCCACTTCGCCATTTCGTGGTATTCGTCGCGCTTCCCTGCATACCGGTCGTTCAGTTGACTGTTGTATGCGTCCGCGTACACCATTTCCAGCGTCCGGTAGACATGCCACAGCTTGAGCGGGGCCGTCAGGACTACCTGTCGAAGCCGCGGCGGAGTACTCAGCCCGCCCAGCAGTCCCGCCACCTCGTAGATCCCCATGGGCGTCTTCCACTGGTCCAGCAGCCCCTCCAATCCTATGGCGAGTTCGTCATGTGCCAACGCCAGCTTCCGCGTCACGTCGATTCCTTCGACCGTGGCTACATTCAACAACTGCGAGTCGTGCCCCCTCAGATCTTCTATACCCGTAAACCCTTCGTCTGTGAACAATGCCATCGTTTGCCGCCTACTCTTTCGGGCCCCGCGCCTCGTTCCTCAACCGGTCAAGCTCCGCGGTGGATAACACCGTCAACTGGAGCCGCTCCGCCAATGCCGCCCGCTCCGCCGTTCGCAGGGCCTCCGCCTGTAATTCGCGGTACGCTGTCGTCTCGTCCTCCGTCGCCAGCCGGACTTGGCCCTCCACCACCAGTTTGGCCGCCAGCCGGCGCGCCACCTGCGTCTTTCTCCCGCTCTTGCCCCCGTCCTCCGTTGCTACGCTCACCACGAGAGCAAACTCATCCGTGATCGTCGCCTCCGTCTCCCGTATCTTCTGGAAGTACATCTGCAAATCCATTTGTGATCTCCTTGATCTTCTCTGCGCTTCCTCTGCGTTCTCCGCGTCTCTGCGGTGAATTCACATTCCCGTTTTGACACGGATCCGACCGGCATCCCGCCCTCCGCCGAGCGGGATGCCGTTTCCGTCCTAGGTGTTGACCTGGACGCCTGACGAGTTGCGCAGCACCGCGCAGCCGTACAGAATATCGACCGTGAACTGTTGCGCCAGCGTGTTCGGCTGGTAGCTCATCACCACGCGCATCCCGAAGTTGCCCAGTTCCGCGTACTCCGCGATCGCGCCCGTCCCCGGCAGCGGCTGCGGCAGGCGCCGTACCACCAGTCCTAACGCGTCCTTCGTGAACGCCATATTGTGCGTAGTTACCGGACTGCTACCCGTCTTTTGCACATACTGCGACCGGAATACGAAGAAGTCCTTGATCTTCCCCACATTGCCGTAGATCAACGACCGCAGTCCGGCGTCGCCCGCCGTCTGGAATTCGCTGAATCGCGGAATCTGCCGCCATGCCGAGTAAGTCGCCGCGTCCACCACCATGTACTTCTGATCGCTCGGCGGTACCTTCGACAGAAACATCGCCGTCTCTGCCGCGTCAATGACCGCTTCTGTAATCGGCGTCCCCGCCGTCCCCACCGAAGCGTTCGCCGTGAACCCGGCGTACAGCGACAGAAGGTCGCTCTCGATCCGCTGCGCGATCGCCGCCACCGCCGGCTCCATGTAGATCTTCAGCAGATCCGGTACCGCCAGAACCTTGGTCACATCCGGAATCTGGAACGTCGCCTCCGCATGCGTGTTGAGCACGATCTGCGCGTTCCCCAGACTCGGATTCTGCGTCTGCACCGTTCCGCCTTCCGCGATGTTGTTCGCCACCATCGTCGGCGGAATCGGTATGTTGACCGTGTCGCCGGCCTGCGCCAGCACCGGCTCGTAATCGCGATTCACCAGGTTCCCCATTACGAGGTTCCCCACCAGCACCGGCAATGCGTCTACCGCCACCAGCTTGACAATCGCGTTCGCGACGTTACTCGAAGTTATAGGTCCCATTCGTTCTCTCTCTCCTTAAACAACTCTTTCTTCTTTACCTTCACATCCCCTTCAGGGTCTGCGACGCCACGCGCACGATTTCCTCTCGTACCCGCTGCATTTCTTCAGCGCTCATGCCCGGACGTATCTGCTCCAGGCTCACCGGGCCCCGGCCAGACGCCGGAGCTTTCAGGGCCGCCGTCATCCCCGTGCCCCCGGCAATCCGCGCCGGGAGAAACTCCGGATTCTCGTTCACAAAAGTGGCCAGGTATTCCTTTAATGGCGTCTCGCCGGCCTCGCTGCGGGCTATCAGCCGCCCGTCCTCGGTCCGCACGATCCCGTCCTGCACCGCTCTGAACGCAAGATCGATCTTCGCTACTCCCAAGCGCTGCAGTTCGGCACGCACGGTCGAGCTCCGCTCCGCTTCCGCCGCCACCTTGCGGCTGCGCTTGTTCTCTTCCACCAATTCGTTCAACCGGCGCTCCAGTTGCTCCCGGCGCTTGCGCTCCTCCTGCAACTCTGCCTTGTGCGCCGGCTCGCTCTTCGCCTGTTCGTTGTTCACGAACTCCTGTACCGCCTGTCTCACAACCGCCTGAATATCGATGCCTTCCATATACCTCCCAATCCTTTGCTTGTTGTACTTGGTGGGACAGGCTTCAGCCTGTCAATCCGAGCGAAGCTCGGACGTCTTTCCCCCGCGTTTTCTCTGCGCTTATCTCTGCGATCTCTGCGCCTCTGCGGTGAAGAACAGCTAACCCGCGTCGATCTCGTCCGCCACCCGGTTCTTGATCTCCTGCCGCGCGTCGCACAGGTACTTGAACGCCAGCTTCTTGAAGACCTGTTTTTTCAGCGTCTCCGAGGCGATCCCCAGTTCCAGCAGCTTCTTCGCGTCGTCCAGGTCGCTGCCGAAATCGCCAATGTCGAATTCGTCCATCCCCGATACGTCGATCCTGACCTCGTCCTGCCGCGCCTCCGCGATCGCCCACAGCACCTGCTTCATAGCGTCCTTGACCACGCTCCCGTACGCGCGCAGTACTTCCTGCGTCACCGACGAGTCGATCTGCTTACTCAGCCCTGACGCCGTTATGTATCCGCCTCGTGCCTGCTCGGCCTGGTTCATCAGGTAACAAACACGGTAGATTTCGTCCTTTAACCGGACCAGGTTGTCCGCTGCGATCTGATAAACCGTTCCCGTCGGCTCCGTCCATCCAAACCGGTCGTCTTTCCCCAGTTGGATGAAGTAACTCTCCCCCACCACCTGGTTCCATTCTTTGTCCGAATAAATCACCGGGCTCGCGAACAGCCCCATAGTCAACGCCCAGGAAAGCGCGTTGGACTTATTGAAGTGCTCCAATTGCAGGAGCGCGGCCTTATTCATCAGCCACAACCCCTCCGACACTTTCATCTCGAATACCGGCACCCGATGCTGTCCGGCCAGCCCGTGCCGCCCCTCATCCACCAGCTCGATCTTGTCTGACTCGCCCGTCTTCCGGAAGACCTTGTAGTTCTCGCGGTCGTAGTAGATCCACCGCGTCTCTTTCTCCCACTTCGCGTCCGTCACCTTCGATTGCTGAAGGCACGACGTCCGGATCACCACCCACTCCAGTCCACTCGTCTCGTCGTAGTTCCAGTTGATGACCTCGTCCGCTCCGTATTGCGTGAGGTATGCCCGCGATCTTCCGCTTGCGTCCTCTTCCGCCCGCGTCTGCGCCGCCCCGCCCGCCTTCGGGAAGTCCACCACCACGAAACTGCTCCCGAACACCATCACCTGCACAAAGCACTGCCGGAAAAATTCGTGCAGGTTCGTCCCCTTCAGATCGCAATCGTCCGATAGCAGGCTATAGAAGCTCTTGGCCCCCGTGTCGCTGCCGTCGAATTGCAGCATCGGCTCCCGTCGCATCAATGTCGCGGCATACCAATCCACAATCGAGCCCACGTAGTTCTCGTAGAACACTCGCCGCAGGCGCTCCTGGTAAACCTGTCCCGGCTCTTTTTGACGCCGCACCAGGTACTCGCACGCGTTCAGCCGTAAGTGCTCCCCGCCCGCGTACAGATCCTTGTATTGCTTCCACATCGCCTTTCGCGCGACGTAATCCGGATGCTCCCGGTTGATGTTTTGCATGGTCTCCATCCGTCATGTCACAAAGAGCGGAACATCCCGCTCCCCAATCGTCTGCCCACGGCACTCCTGCCACAGCAGGTATCCCAAGGCGTCCGATAGATGCGTCCGCATCCGGTCCCGGTCTTTATCGATCGCATTGGTCTCCGCCTTGTAACATACCTGCTCCAGGTCCTTGATCAATTCCGTGCACGCCGGGTCCACTACCAACCCGACCCGCCCCGATGCCGATTTCAACTCCCGGTTAGTCAGGTTGATGCGCTCCCGAACGCTCGGATTGCTATGCGGCGCCCGGTACTCCACCTTCACGTTCGCGTTCGCCGCGAAATAGTCCCGAATCATGTCGTAGTCCGTCACGCCCGAAGTCTGGCGCTGGTATCCCGATGCGTCGCCGTATACCAGCACTCCCGCATCGTGTCTCGGGTACCGCTTCAGGAACGCCTCGCATGCCTGAGCCGTAGTCCCATGCCGGATCACGATTTCTCCCAGCACCCGCGTCACCCCGCGCTCCCGCTGTCCAATCAGCGAGCTCATCGGGTCCACGTTGAAGTCCAGCGTCCATAGCAGCGGCCGATATGGACTCACCCCCACCTGCTTTATATTTGCCGTCCGGTCGAATGCCGGGTACACCCGGCCTCCGTCCATACTCAGGTAACTCCCCAGCACTTCCTGCTGGTAGAACCTCTCGTCGTAGCTGTCTTTCAACCGATCGTAGAAGTCGCCGATCTTACCTAACAGGTGGCGGTTCTCGAACGGCTGCGCCTGCACAGCCGCATACCCATGTACCGGGTTCGCGATGAACTTCTGGTAGACCCAGTCGTAACCCTTCGGTGTCCATACCGCGAATCCGCACAGCCGCGTCGCCCGCGGATCTCTCAAGCGGCCTTCCAGGCGCTGCCACGATTCCTGCTGCGTGTAGGTCAGCTCGTCCAACCCGAACCATGCAAGATTTGTCCCGCGCAGCCGCTCGAACTCTTCCACCGGCCGGAACAGGATCCTTGATTGGGTATCCTGCATTATGAACGTGTTCTCGGCCTTGTTA